GGCGAGCGGCCTGCACCTTCGGATCTGACTCCGGAAGGACGGTGATCTTCAGCCCCAACGGTTCGCCGGTGGCTGGGTGTTTGATGTCGACGGTTCGCTCCGCCGCGGTGATGCTGCTGATGTCCATGAGTGATCCTCGTTGCGTGACGCGATCCAGAAAAAGTCCGACGGGAAAGGTGTCGGATCAGGCACCCTTTCAGGCTTGCGCCCTATCCCGCCGGGTGAAGTGGTTACGGTGCGGGGATGTCCAACGTCGTCTGGTTCGCGCCGAGCGTGTAGACGTCGAGGTCGAAGTCCTCGTTGCGTCCGCCGGGATGACGCGGGCCGGCGACCAGGGCGCGGAAGTAGCGCGTGGTGCCGTCCTGCAGATCGATCTTGAACGCGTAGTTGTTGTGGTTCGACGTCGCGCCGGCGGCACGCATCGCGATCTGACCGGGGTCGAGCGCGGCACGAAGCATCTCGACATCGGCACTGCCGGCATCGGTCAGGCCCTTGCCTTTCGAGATGACCTCGCTGCCCCACGTGTCGTAGCTGACGATGTTGGTCGCGAGACCAAGTTCGCCGACGCTGCCGACGGCTTTCACTTCGACGTACGTCAGGCTCGGGAAGCCGTTGCCGGCGTGATCGTCCAGATCGGCGTTTTGTGGCGTGGTGGAGATGTAGAGCTTGTCGCTGCTGTGGGTGTACGCGGTCTCGGCCATTTCGATTTCCTCGGAGGCAATAAAAAGCCCCCGGTTGGGGGCGGTGCTACCGGCGATGCCGGATTCAGTGCTGCGCCAGAACTTCGGCCAGCGGTTGTCGGGTGAAGCAGGTCAGCGCGGTTTCCCGGCTGGCGTTGATGACGTGCACGCCGCGCGCATCCAGATCGCGCGCGAGCGCGGTGAACTTCGGCTGGCACAACTCCGGCATCCCGGGAACGAAGTTGCCGAGCGGCCGTGGGTGGTCGGCATGCCAGTGGTGCCGGCCGCCGGTGTGCTGCATGTCGTAGCCGAGCAGAACGATCCGCGTCGCGCCCTCGAGGAACGCGAAGTTGATGGCCTGGAAGCCTGAGTTATTACCGCTGTTGATGATGTCGAGGCCGAGGCCTTCGCCCATCCGGTATGGCAACTGCTCGACGTCGTCAGGCTGGCCATGCAGGCGCAGCCCAACTCGGCGACCGCGGAACCCTGCGACGCGCTCGCCGTAGTGCTGCCACCACGACGGGTCCGCGCTGTAGAGCACATCGGCCCATGGCGCCAACTCGATCGTGTTGTTGATCACCAGCACAATGCCGCGCCCGCGCACCGCCTCCGCATCCTCCGCGCACATGCTCGGGCCGGATGCCAGCAGGAACCAGGTGGTCACGTTGCTCCAAAGAAAAACCCCGCCGGAGCGGGGTTCGTTTACTGCGGTGATGCCGGTCGCATCCAATGCGTAGGACATGGCGGTATGTGTGGACTGTCATCCTCCCACCTTCCATTCATCCACCAAACGATGGTGAATCCCTTGTCCCATGCGACGATTGGCTCCCCATCCTTCGGCGCTGTTTCGATGGGCTGCCACTCGTTCACCGGATCGTCTTCGCCAGTTCCAGCGCCTGCTTCGCGGTGAAGCCCTCTGCGAGGTAGTGCTCGTAAGCGGCGCGCTGCAGCTTCGCGACCAGCCCGTGGTGCTCGATCATGGCCGGCAGCTTGCGGCGGAACTCGTCGACGGCGCCGGCGAGTTCGTCGACGTCCGTCCTGACTAGGCTCACCACTCGCTTGTCGTCAGCCATTGCAGAACTTGTGCAACACCTTGCGAACTGGCGTGAGGATCGGCTCCATGAAGTCGCGAAGCGCCATGTTCAACTGCAGGCCCGCCCAGTAAAACGTGTTGCGGAAAGCGGCGAAGATTTCATCGTCCTCCGCGTATGGCGGCACCAAGCCAGCCGCCTTGATTTGCGCTATCGACCTCAAGTCCAGTGCATTCATACCGCCCTCCGGAAACCCACATACGCCGCGGCGCGTTCAGCGCCCAGCCATTCTGCCAGAAGCGCGCCGTCGGGGTCTGGATCGCCGAACGTGTCCCGATGCCCCACCCCGATGCCGCCGCGGCCAGGCAATCCCTTGATGCCGACCACGTTGGCGGTCTCCAGCAGCGCCTTGCTGCCCGTGAAGCCGCGCCAGAGGTCCATGTCGATCCGGCGGCTACCGGCGGCACAGACCTCGCGCAGCATCGCGAGCGAGCGCCCACGGACCGCTGTGCTGGCCAGCGAGGCATGGAACTGCCCCGGGATGGTCTTGAAGCGCCGAGTCGCGACGTTGTAGTACCGCGCCACCCGCTCGCCGACCAGCTCCGCGCCTGCAAGGGCATCGACCACCGTGGCGAGGTGCTCGGGCAGGTAGGCGTCGTCATCCTCAAGGATCACCACCGTCGCGCTGTCCGGTATGTCCGACAAACCCATTGCCATACACGCGGCTTGCGTGTTCATGTTCGGTTGCCAGCGCCAGTGCGGCCTTATCACCGTCAGATGGATGCCGACACGAACCTCAGGCACCTCGGTCATCGGGTCGCAGTCGTCGACCACGACCCACCGCAGGTCGCCTTGATACGTCTGCGCATTCAGGTAACCGGCGAGGAGGGCGATGCCTTCCGGGCGGCCGCCAGTCGGGGTCAGCAGGTACAGCACGCGGCCTCCAGCAGTTGCGGCACGATCTCGCGCACGTCGTGCAATCCTGCCGCTTGCTCGCGCCAGCCGCCCTTGCCGATCACGCCTCGGACAGCAGCGGCCACCAGTTCAGGCGTTGGCACCACGCCGCCGCGACCGCTGTAGTTCCGGATCATGGATAGTGCGCTCACATCGAGCAGCGGCCCTTGGTACGCGCTGCGGTGGTCGCAGATCACGAACGGCACTCCACACGCCATCGCCTCCACAGCGGCCCTGCCTGACGCCAAGACGCACGCCGCGTTCCGCAGCACATCGCGTGCCTGCTGCGGCGAGACGCCGCGCAGATGGCGATACGGAAGACCAAGCGTGGCAGCTACGTCCGACAACCAGGCAAGGCCGCCGCGGTAGCTGTATCGCACCAGTCCTGCCGAGCCGTCGCCGCCCGGGGACCAGAACTGAAGGTCGATCGGCTGGCGAATGATCGGGCCGTCACCACCCCAGTATTCGCGGACGCCCTCACTGGTGAAGACGACCGGCATATCCTCCGGCGGGCACTCCGGATCGATGATGCCGTGCGAGACGGCCATCACCTGATCGCAGGACGCCACCGCCGCTTCTGTGAGGCGGTGATTGGCGAGGATTCCCAGGTCGAACCGTCCGGCAGGCAGCGACCACTCCGGGCACCACAGCACCGCGTCATGACCGATGCGCCGTAGTTCGGCCGCAACCGTCGCCACCCACGACTGCACCCCGCCGATCTCGCGCGACGCGCCAGGCACGTACTTCGCCGCCAGCAGGATCCTCACCGCAGCGCCCTCGCGAGCGGCGCGCGCGGGAAGCACGTCAGCGCCGTCCCTTCGGTGGCGTTGACCACGCTGACCCCCTCGGCCCGCAGGTCAAACGCCATGGCCTGGAACTCCGTGCGCCACACCGAGATATGCGACTTCGGCGCGCTCAGCATCGGCCTTCCCTTGATGTCGTGATGCTCGCCATGCCAGTGACCGCCGTCTTGCCGGTGCATGTCGAATCCCAGAAGGACAATGCGCTTCGCACCGAAGTGCCAAGCCAGATTGACCGCCTGGAAGCCGCTGTTGCCGCCGGTGTGCACGTAACCACGTTCCCGGCAGAGTCCTTTGCCTTCACGCTTGCGCACCAGATGCAGGCGGAACTTCATGGCCGCCGCTTCGTCGCGCGTCCACCGCTCGCCCTGAAAGCCGCAGACCTCGTCGCCGTAGCGATCCCACCAGCCGCTGTCGCCGGCATACATCGCCGCCGCCCATGGTGCGAGCTGCCACGTGTTGTTCACGGTCATCACGTTCCACGACCGGAGCTTGCGAATTTCGGACACATCGACCCGCGCCATGCTCGGGCCGCTCGCGCAGATGATCCACTTGCTCACGCATCGAAACCGCGCCAGGGGATCGTGACGGGATGCATGGTCCGATCAGGTTCCTCGAGCACCGATGACACCCATGGCCGCTGGTAGACCCGCACGTCGGCGAGCATCGTGCCCTTGCCGAACTCCGCGATCACCAGCTCCGCCAAGGCGAGGCCGGCAACGATGCCCCCACCGGGGCGATAGCAGACCGATACCTGGCCGAGCCCCTGGCTCAGCGTCGGCGCGTCGTCGCTCAGCCCGTAGTTCTGCGAGGCGTTCGGGAACCATCGCACTTCCAGCCATTGGCCAGTCGTCGGCGGGGTCACCCCCACGCCCGGGAAGGCGACCCGCATCGGCGGCGAGAACTCCGCGGCGAACGTGCTGACCTTGGCCGCGAAGGCGTCGTAGATCGCGCTGCTGCTCATGGGTATCTCGCCTTCACTTCCTTCACCACCTTGTTCACGATGAAGTCCCAGTTCTGAGCGGCGAGGCGCGCGAAGGCATACCGCTGTTCCATGTAGATCGCGTAGTTCGCGGTCCACCCCATGAAGATCGTGTCGCCGGCCTGCAGGGACAGCAGCACGATCGCCGGCGGCAGCGCACCGGTGGCCGGCATGCCAGAAGGCGACGCCGCCATCGAGCCGCGCAGGAAGCCGGTATCGACTGGCATGTTGCCGCCCTGTGCGCGCGGGACGTTGGCCTCCGTGGACAGGCGCTGCGCCGACTCGCGGAACACCGCGGTCTGCCGCTTCTTCGCCTTGTCGGCGAACGCTTTCACCTGGCTGGAGAAGTTGCCGGCCATCAGGCTTCCATCGCCTGCGCGATCTGGTCGATCCGGTATTCGGCAATGCACCCGCAGTTCACAATGTCCTCGGGACCAGCACCGAGACTGGTATCCCCGGGATGCAACAACTGAGCGCCGGATGGCGACTGGAATGCCTCGTCGAGCCCTACTTCTTGCCCATCCATTTCGATGTGCGCTTCTCTCGGGTTTCTCGATCCTGAGTGGCTCCATGCCTTGCGCACGTTCTGCGGCTTCACCAAGCCCGTGTCGGTGGCCTGCCGGAATGCCTCCTCGCGCGCCTCGTTGAACGCGGCCAGCGCCTCGGTGCGCGCGATGTTCTCGCCGCGCAACTGCAGCAGCCGATCCGCGTACCGCCCGACGATCTTCTCGACGTCGGTCGGCACCACCGCCTTACCCTCGGCGATCGCGCGGCTGACGATGCCGTCGAAGCGCTTGTCGCGGCGGACCCTGTCGAAATAACCCCGCATCACCGTCGCGTCGCCGCTCTGCAGCTGGAGCCGTGCGGAGAGCACGTAGTCCGTCTGCTGGCTGGTCAGCCCGACGATGCCGCCGCTGCGCCGGCCGTTGGCGCCGATGCGGCCGACGATGTCCAGCGCGGTGGCGCGCGGGTTCTGCCCCAGTACCGTGCCTTCCGATACCGCGATCCGGATGGCGTTGCGCTGGTCGGCGACGATCTCCGTCACCAGCCGGCTTGACTCGTTGCGCAGCCATGTCTCCGCGCGGGCGTTGCGCAGGTCGAACCCGATGCGCACGCGCGAGTCGCCAGGGCCGCGCAGGACCGGAATCTCCTTCGCCCCTTCCTTGCCGCCGGCGCCGTAGACGGTCCGGATCGACTCGGCCAGATCGGCGAACCGTGCGGAGTTGATGCCCAGTTCCTCCGCCATGTCGTCGAGGCGGCCGGCACTGATCAGTTCGGCAAGCCGGTTGATCTGCGCCTGCGCGCGCACACCGACGAACGCTGCTCTGAACGCCTTCGCGATCGGCGGATCGAGCGCGTCGATCTTCTGCAGCAACTGCCGGCGGGTGAGACGGGCCATTACTTGCGCGCGTGGTACTTGTAGAGGACCGATTGATTACCCGGCGCGACCGGCTTCAGATCGATGAAGTGATACGCCTCGCCTGAAATCTCCAAGACATCATCCTTCGTCGGAACGATGCCAAGGTCGGTTGAGATCAAGCCCATCTTGTCGCCAGCCAGAACCAGTGTTTCGTTCCGGTTGGTGAGGCTGTATCCGGTCTCCAGCAGGATGCAGGGGTGCTGCGTCGGCGTGCCCGGCTGCGGGTTGTGCGGTGGCCCCGTCGGTGCGCCGGCGCGGAGGATGGTGGCGGCAAAGCCTAATTCCGCGATGAGCGGTCGCGCTACCTCGACTTCGATATCGGTGTAGAACGCGCTCATACCACGAACACCGCCGGTCCACAGCTTGAACGGAACGTGAGCGGCGCAATGATCTCGTCGATCATCGGAATCACCGGGCGGTTCGGCGGCGAATCGCCATCCTGCGGCGAGGCATAGGTCACCTCGATCACGTCGACCTTCACCTTCGTGCGTGCCGCACTGGGAACGAAGTCCGGCGACAGGCTGCCGGGTGCGATCAGTTCGCGCAGCGCCGCTTCGAACGTCGCGTGCTTGACCTCGATCGGGATCTCGGTGTCGGGAATCTCGTTGCCGGCCCAGTCCGTCGCGCCCGTGCGCGGCCACTCCCGTTCCTGCGCGCGGCCGCCGGTACGTTCACCAGGGAACACCGATGCCCAGCCGCCACACGACCGCACGCGGTAGCGCTGGTCGATGTAGTCGGAGCCACGGGTGAGCGCGGCTTCCTTGAGCGCGTTGTCACCCGTCCACGCCGTGTTACCGCGGGCGAGATGGTAGGCGTCGGCTTCCGCAACGGTGCCGTAGAAGCTCATGACTTCCCCCATCCGAAGCCGAAGCGGCGGCCGACTTTCATGATGTGGCAGAACCCGAGATCAAGGATCGCGAGCACGCCAACGCGCTCTAAGCGCAGGGGTCCGATCTTGAGTTCGAATACGGCCGGCGCACGATGGTAGGTGAACATCGGTCAGTCCTGCGAGATGAAGGGGCCAGTGCCGGGCGGTACGTCCTCGCTGACGTTCGTCACCGCGGGGTTGTTCGCAGCCTTCGCTTCGGCCTTGGCCAGCAGGCCCTGCAGCTTCGTGATGTGGTAGCGCTTGTCGGCCTTGACGCCGAGCGCTGTCAGCTTGGCGATCAGTTCTTCTTTGTCGGCCAGCACGAACTGCGAGCGCATGGCCTCGCCCTCGGTCAGCACCTTGGCGCGGAGCCAGGCCTGCACGACAGCGTTCTTGCGAATACGATCCCAGTCGCGGACGGCTGTCGTCTGGCGCGCGGGGAGTAGCTGCCCGTCGGGAAGCCCGAGGGCGCTGGAATGGTTGTTGGTGATTTGCATGAATCGATCCTCTCGAAAGAACGCCGGGGCCCGAAGACCCCGGCGCTTGCTACACGTGGAACACGTGATCCCTATCGCTGACGGTTAGATGCCGTCGACGTAAGCGACCTCCTTCGGCAGACGCACATCGAGTCCGCCCAGGCGCATCACGCCCGGCACATCCCAGCGCAGCGGACCGCTCTGGAACACCGGCAGGAAGCGATGCGGCATCGGCATGTGGAGTTTGAGCACCGTCGGGTCGTAGCGGTACGCGATCATCCGCGGCACGCCGGAGACGCCGGCGGTGTCGAGATCGCGCAGACCACGGATCATCAGCTGCTGACCCGTCATCGCCGTGTAGACGTTGTTCCGCAGGAAGTACTGCAGGATCGTCTCGTTCGTGTCCGTGCTCATGCGCCGCGTGGCGATGACCTGGAACTTCGTCCACGGCAGCAGCAGGCGGTCAGCGATTGCGACCGTGTTGGTGCCGTTGAAGATGTTCAGGATCGCCGCGTTCATGTCGGCCACGATCTCGTCCGTGCTCGCGGTCCCTGCCACGGTCGGCGTGCCCCAGTCGCCGTTCGGTGCCGCGACTGGCGTCACGCCAGCGGCATTGAACAAACCGGTGAAGCCCTTGCTGGAGTCACCGAGCAGGGCGACGCGATCGACCATCTCCTCCGACGCGCGACGTGCCGCGGCTGCATCCTCGTTCGGCAGGTTGATGCCGAGCAACTGGGCGCGGCCGATCTCTTCCCAGCCGTAGCCGTAGCCGATGCCGGCGGTGTAGACCGGGGTCTCGAACTTGCTGCGGGTGGTGCCGGCTTTCGGGATGTCGTCGGAGTTGCCGTTGATCCAGTCGGCAGCGCCGTAACGGTCGGACGAGTAGTAGGTGACGCTCGAGGCGAACTCGCTGCCGGAGGTGTCGACCGGGATCAGGTCCCGATACTGCACATCCGGATAGCGCATCGCGTAGACGAGGGGCTCGATGATCGACGTCTGGGAGACGACGAACCCGAGGGCGGACTGTGCATCGAAAAGCGGATTGCTGGACATGGTCTGGGCTCCTTAGCCGAGGCGGACGACGGCGAGGCCAGTGGCCGCGGCGGAGGTGTCCCAACGGGCGCCGACGATCTGCACCGCCGAGTTCGCGTTGGAATCCTGGAAATCGCCGTTCGACGGGCGGACCCAGACGGCATCACCAGCGCTGCAACCGCTGGCGCAGACGACCCAGATGTCGCCCTTGGTCATGACGCGGGCGGACTCGCCGATCCCGAAGACATCGGGCGTGTCGGCGGTGACCTGGCCATCGGTGACACTCAGCCCCGAGGCGGAACGGTCGAGGACCGTGATGCCCAGGACGGTGCCACCGTCGAACAGGATGCAGCCCTTGTCGGCGGTGCCCTGCTCCACGGCCTTGCCGAAGCCGATGGCTGCGACCTCGACGGTGCGGCTGATCAGCGTCGCCGGGATCATCGTGGCCTGTGCGCCGGCAACCGCGGCCGGCTGGGTGTCGTTGTAATCGGTCTGGACGGCCATGGTTACTTACCTCCCGTCGCGGCGGCCTTCGGGCCGGCAGCGAGTGCGTCGACGCTGGCCTGGTAGCCGTTGTCGTTGATGGGCGTCACCGAGGCGCTGCGGAGCACCCGGTTGACCGGATCCTTCTTGGCGTCCTCGACGAGGATGTCGAAGCGGGCGTCGACGTACGCCTGCGGCTTGTCCTTGATGGCCGCATCGCCGAGCTTCGCGACCACGGCAGCCTTGCGGATGTCGTCGTCGGTCTTGCCGGAGTAGTCGGCGTCGTGGACGGCCTTCGCCGTGGCGATCAGGTCGGCGCGCGCTTTGACACGCTGGTCGAGCTGCTCGTCGCTGAGCACCTTGCCCTTCAGGCTGTCGATCTCGGCATCCTTCTTGGCGATGGTGGCGTCCCGGTCCGCAAGCGCGGTCTGGTGCTTCGTTGCCGCATCGGTCAGGGCGGTGGAGCCGTCCTGTACCTGCTGCTGCAGCTTGGCGATGGCCTGGGCTCCCGCGTCGGTGGTTTCGACGGACAGCCCATCGACCATGACGGTCTTGGTCTTGATGGTGTCGCTCATGGTGAGTTTCCTCGGTGGTGGGTTGTCGTCGCCGATACGAAGTTGATCCCCACCGCGCGCCCGGTCGACTAGCGCGAGGTGTTGTGCTGAAACTGGTGTTGCGCCCCAGTGACTCTTGCTGTCACCGATGCGAAGTTCTGATCCTCCGCGGGCTGCGGCGACGATGGCGACGTGGTTTTGCTTCAGGTCGGTCATGTAGGCGTCGTACGGCTCCCCCGCAGGGGAAACGCCGTCGCTGAAGACCAGCTCGGCGCTGTATCCGGCAGAAAGCTCACGGGTGCCGCGGTTGACCTCGTCGATGGCCTTCTGGTCGCGCAACATCATCGGAACGCGGACGAATTCACCGTCGCGCATGACTTCATCGCCGACCTCGCCGCGCGCCAGGTCCTTCCAATTGGACGCAGTCACGCCTGCCTTCGGGTGTCCGACCGTGATCGGAACGCCAGCGTACGAAGCCATCGCGTCCTGTCGGAATACCTCGTCCGCAGGTCGGAATACCCTGACGACGTGCATTTCCGGATGACCGATTTCGTCACCGAGGTAAAGCTGGACGTTCTCGGCGCGCGCGACCCGTGCGTTGAACACCGCATAGCCCTCAGCGGTCTTTCGGATGGACGCCTTGTCCACCGCGACCGTATCGATGAATTGCATGTTCTCTGCCTCTTGGTGGATCGACAAAAGAAAAGGGCACCCGGTTGGGCGCCCCTTCTTGTCGTTTTCGACCCTTGCTAAGCCATACCCGGCCATACCAAGCACAGCCCTGCTGCGCCCTACCGTGCCGACTGGCGCTTACCGCACCGCAATGGATGGCACGCCACCCATTACGCTGTTGTCAGCCCTTGCTACGTCGCGCCGCGCCAAGCCGTGCCTAGCCCCGCTCGGCTGTGCCGTGGTTCAAGCAACTGCGAAGCCGTTGGACATCCGCCGACCAGAGAAGGCAAACCAGCAGCAGGACCATGCAAGCGATGACGCCGGCTAGCTGAAGCAATACCGGTTTGCTAGTCCTGTCGATGAAGGACTTCACTGGTCAATCCTTCGCGGATTCATTCGTCTCCGGCTTCGCCAGAAACCGTTTGCGCTTTGCGCGCTTCGCGCTTTCCTCAAGGAACGAGAGCCGCGCCAGAGCATCGGCGTTCTTCCTCGCTTCCTCGTGGCTCAACGCACCGCGATCGATGAAGCTCAGCCGTCGCCCCATCTTCCGAAGCTCCGACTTCACACGCTTCATGCCGTGTTCCATCGCGTATTCCGTTTGCTTATCCGGCTCCACGATCATGTAGCCCTGCCCCGGTACGGCCTTCAGGCACATGTTGCGTTCTTCTAGCAGGTGGTTTGCCAACGCATCAACCTGCGCAAGCAGGGACAACCGCCATTCCTCGTACTCGTCAACCGTGATTCTGCCGGTCGGCTTCGGCAAAAGGAGCGCCGCTTGTAGCTCATCGTGCGGCACCACGTCGCCGTAGGTGTACCGACCTGCGAACAGTTCGGCGGCAGCGTTGCGCCATGCCGGCAGCAGATGGACCGCGCCGCTCACGACAGAACCTCAACGCCGAACCGGCCGAAACGCGGGCGGTAGGTGCCGATGCCTATGCGCCGGCCGGCTTCTTCCACTACCCGCACAAGGTCGCCCTTATCGATCACGTCCTCCATGAACTCGATATCGAACTGCGTTGCCCACGACAGGAAGATCGGCCTGCAACGCATGATCTTCTTGCCGCCGACGTTTACCCCGCGAACATCGGCGTGCTTGTTGCCCTGCCACAGCTTTTCCTTCTTACGCGGGCCGTCATATTCCAGCTTGTGCTTGTCGTCCACGACCCGCACGGCTTGCTTGATGGTCTTGCCTAGCCGGTGAATCTTGCCGGCCTCTGCAATGCAGCCCTCGATGTTCAGCGCCGGGATGTAGGGGCCGATCTGATCGTCGAAGTACATGCCGGCCGACCACTCCGACTCCATCAGCCAGAGGTAATCGTCCTCGGACTTCTTCTTCTTGCCGCTGACCGCCTTGTGAGCCTTGGTCAGTTCGTGCAAGGGGTTCGCCAGGGTCTCCGCCTGCATCAACAGGGGAGCGTTTCCGGTAATGCGGAACGTGATGTTCATCGGTAAGCCTCAGTTCGTGGCCTGCTGTTTGGCGGTATGCCTAGCGCCACGCACCGAATATATTACCGTTATCGGATGTTTTCAATCCTTTTAAGGGCTGTACTATCATGATGTCGGGCTGGAATAACCCTCATCAGCGAGAATGCGACAATGTCCACCATGCTCAGCGGCTCCAAACTACGCGCCATCCGATCCCTGAAGGGGATGACCCAAGCTCAGCTTGCGGAGGCCTCAGGGGTCTCCCCCACCGCCATCACCGAGTACGAAAAAGGCAAGCGCGACCTACGCGCCGACACCATTCGGAAGCTCTGCGAAGCGCTCGGCGTGCAGGTCAAGTACATCGTGGACGGGACCGAGATCACCGGCCCTTAGCCTTGCGCTTCGCCTTCCGCTTCTTCCTGAGTTTCGCAGCGTAGTCATCCATTTCCTTGGTCGCTGTCGCCATGCCCTTTAGGGCTGCATTCAGCTTGGTCTGCGCGGATAGCGCATCCAGCTTCCGTGTCCCCTCTGCCAGCTGGCTCGAATCCACGCGATAGCCGAGGTCGTTGATATTCATTTAGTCGCTTCTCCTAGACCTTGCCCGTGAATGGGGCAATATCACTCTCCGTGAACGTGTGGATCGGTGCTGAATCTTTGGCCGCGATCCGCTCTGCCTCGATCTCTTCGGGCGTCTTGCCGGTCGTCAGCGAGGCCACATCATCTTCGGTCGTGTCCTCACCATCTGGATTCGCGGCCTTCCACTCATCCATCGACTGCTCGAGGCCAGGCGCGACGCCCGCTTCAGTGAGCATCGTCACCGCGACCTCGCTCATCACGTCGTCTGGGATCAGGCCGGTCTCGCCGATCGACTTGATCGTCTCGGCGGTGATCTTGCCGATGTCGGCGCGTTCCTTATCCGTGCTCTGCCAGAGGCTGGCCCAGTTGTAGAACAGTTCCGGCGGGCGCGTGCCCAGTGCAGATCGGATCAGGCACTCGTCGAAGATGGCGAGCGCCGGCGTCATCGATAGCTGCTGCATCGCGCTGATGCGGTCGTAGTAGTTGCGGATGTCGGCATCGCCGGTCGCATTCAGACCTGCAGGGGCTTGCCCGAGCAGGCGCGTGACCGGGATGTCGGCCGCACCGGACACCAGCTGCATGAAGGCCAGCATGATGTTCGTCAGCTCGCCGAAGGTCGCGGTCTTCTGCTCGTACTCTTCCTCGGAGTCGAGGATCAGGCAGCCGTTGATGCCCTTGGCCGTCGCCGCCAGGGTCAACCGCTCGATGACCTGCTGCTCGTACGCCGTACCGCCGCCCTGCAGCTTCTCCATCAGCTTCGGGATTTTGATCACGTCGATCTTCGCTTCGAACACCAGCGAGGCGATGTTCGCCGCGGTGCCGTCGGCTTGCTTGATCGTCTGCAGGATCGCGAGCAGGACCGGGTCGCCCCAGCCGCGTTCGGCTCCGGTGGCCCGCTCCGGATCAGGATGCAACGCGCCCTGGAAGATGATCAGCCGCGAGGGATGGATGTCGACTTGGCCGGTCTGGCTGGTGATCGTGTATTCCTTCGGCTTGCCGTAGGCCTCAGATTCCGGGTTGGTCTCGGTCTCGCCGGCCTGCAGCACGCGGCGCGTCAGCACGTTGAGGTGCTTGATGCCGCCTTTCGCGATCGACTCCGGGTTCAGCGGCTTCGTCGGATCGGAGTCACCGGTACCGATGTAGATCGCAGCACCACCGAACAAGCGCGCCTTGGTCAGCGCTTCGAGCACCTTGGCCTGCAGCCCCAGCCGTGTCTCCTCGGCCTCGACATCGCTGATCTCGTCGCCATCGGCCTGCCAGTTCCGCCACTTGCGGCAGGCATCGAGCGCCGGGATGTCGATGATCTTCCGCGGCAGCCACGCACCACGGTAGGCGTTGAGCAGCTGATCCTCGGGCAGGCACGGCACGGCGTAGTAGCTGCTGGCCGCCTTGTCGCGAGGCGTGTTGAGGTTGGCGACCAGGTTGCGCAACCCGTCGCCGATCTTGTGGACAACGCCCATCAGAGTGCGCCTTCCAGATCGTAGGTGCTGCCGGTCACGAGTTCGGCAAAGCCGCCCGACAGCGCGTCGACCTGATCATCGTGTGCGGCGTTGGGGAACATGCTGACCTCATCGAGAAACGTTTCATTCCAGGAACCACGGACCAACTTGATGTTCCCGGCTTCGGCCTGGGCCGCCACCGGGGTTGCACGCACTTCCTTCGAACCGGTCTCCAGTACCGAATGGATGTCCCATCCGGCCAGGAGCTTGATCAGGTGCGCCGCATTCGACTTGCCGGCGGCGCCGGGGTCTTGTGGCACCACGACCTTGATGAACTTGCCGTCCTGCGTAGCCGTCGCCTTCAGCAAGCGCTCGACGCCAGCGGGGGATTCCTGCTCGCGTACGACATGCTCGACGTAGTAGGTGCCGCGCAGCTCGCTCAGCAGCAGCCCGACGGTCCAGTCCGGATCGCCGCCCTGCTTCTTCTTGTCCTTCGGGTCGGTCGCGGCGAAGTCCCAGCGCCGCACCTTGCGGGCATTCGCCGGAACGACATCGACCACATCGAACCAGCCGCGCTTGAACAGGCCGCCTTCACGAGGCGCCGGCCGCTGCTGGAACTGTCCGGCCGTGGCATAGCTGCCCATGACCTTCTTGTCGCGCTCGATCACCACACGGGGGAAGCGCTCCGGGAAGAGCAGCTCGCCGTCCTGCGATCGCGGATCCTTGAAGCCGATGCTGGTGCTGCAGCGCCGCTTCGGTTCGAACTCCATCGGCAGCATCAGGTGGTCGTAGCCCAGCCCGAGCTTCATGATCTGTCCGGACACGTCCTTCTCGTGCAGCCGTTGCATCACCACGACGATCGCCGACTTCTCCGGGTTGTTAAGCCGGGTCGGCACCGACTCGCGAAAGATGCGGGTCGTGTTCTCGCGTTCGGTATCGCTCTCCGCCGTCTCGGTGGAGTGCGGGTCATCGATGATCACCCGATCGCCGCGACCGGCCGTCAGGCTGCCGAAGGCGACACCCTCGCGGCCTCCGGTCTTGGTGTTGGCGAAGGACATCTCGCCGGCGCGGGTCAGCTCGATCTCCGGCCATAAGGACCGATACCACTCCGACGCGACCAGGTCGCGCATGCGCCGGCTGTCGCGCTTGACGTACTTCTCGGCGTACGAGGTGGTCAGGTAGCGATACGCCGCCAGTCCTTGCGGGCCCCACTCCCATGCCGGCCAGAACACGCTGGTCAGCAGCGACTTCATCGTGCCCGGCGGGATGTTGATCAGCAGGCGGGTGATCTGCCCCTGCGTCACTGCCTCCAAGTGGTCGCAGATCGCCCCGACATGCCAGCCATGCACGTAGGGCTGCGATGGCTCCAGCACGTGCCAGGCCTCGCGGACGAATCCGGAGAGGGTCTTGCAGCGGTGCCGGATCGCCTCGCAGTCCCGGGCAAGCCTCGCCCGTTCCTGCTCTACCTCACGCCTCGCCCGCTCCGCTCGTATCTGCGCCATCGTCGGCAAGCGGCCCGAGAATCGCTTCAAGGCTGGCGAGTTGCTCATCGGTCAGGTTGCTCAGGTCGTAGGTGCCGATCGCGCCGCTGTGCCGGTGCCGCTCGACGATGTGACCGCCGATCTTGGCCTTGCCCATCGACGCCGCCACCGCAGCGCTCGTTTGCTTCTCGGTGATCGCCAGCGTTCTGGCTTCCTCAAGTTCTTCCATCAAGGATTCGGCCGTCACCTCGGCCTTCCTGGTGATCTTGTTCTGCGCCTTAGCAACGGCAGCACGAACCTGAGCATTCCTTAGCAGGCGGCAACCCTGAACTTCAGCGGAGGCTTTGGCATAGCCGGCGCGGATGGCGGCCTGCTTGCCGTTCGAGTCCTTCTGGTACTCGGCAACGAATCGCGCCTGCTTCGGCGTCAGGCCTGGCTTCCTGCTGGCCACGGGTCAACCCTTGCTGCGACGGGGGTCGCTGCTCCGGGGGTAGGTGCGTTCGTCCCGGATCGTGCCGTCGCGGCGCTTGATCTTGAGGGTCACCAGCTGGCCGCCCTTCTCCAATTCCTTGGCCAGCACGACGGCGCCAGCGATGGCGTCAGCCTGACGAACGTACGTGAAGAACAGGGTGCCCTTCTTGGTCACGCGCCACACCTTTGAACTCGGGCAGACCTCGAGGCGGATGCGCACGGTGCTCATGGGTGCTGCTTCCTGTCCTTGCGGCGCCAGTCGTCGTGCCGGCGGGTCTGTTGTGGTTGGCAGTCGTGCTCGACCGGGTAGTCCTCTGGCTGGCGGGACGCGATGGGCGGGATCGTCACTTCCCGCTTCAGGCCGGCGACCATCTGCCTGAGGGCGTGCGCCAGCGATGCGGCCAGCAGAGTTCGGTGGGTTCTCACCGGGTTGAACTCGACTCGGCCGGTTCCTGGTAGCAGGCGTTCAACAGGCCCTGCGCGGCCGTCAATCGTTCGTAGGCGAGTCGGTAGTCGGCATCGAAGGACCCGCCGAGTCCAAGAATTCGGCCGATAGCTTCTGCTCTGCCTGGATCGACGTCGGCAACCCCGTCCGCAGGTTGGGCGCTTGGCCCGGGAAAGGCTTGCGGACATTGACGCTCCCGCCAGACTGTCCGCACCCGCACAGCGCCGGCAGTGATGCCAGCAGCAGCATCGCGACCACGTTCGAACGCATCGTCGATCTCCTTGGAATGCTTGGCCTGGTCGGCCAGTGCTTGGGCGTCGTAGGCCGCGCGCGCGCTGGCTGCCAACCGTGCGGCCTCCGCGGTCTTGTCCGCGATCTCGCGCAGCACGTCGGCATGGTCTGCCCGGGTCTCCGCGTGGTCGGCCTTCTCGCTCGACAGGCGCACTGTCTGGACGCCGGCGAACAGGCCGGCAGCGATCGCAATCGCGCACAGTCCGTACAAAATCGGCGTCGTGAGGAAGTTCATAGCGTCTCGGGGAACTCCGCGCGCAGCCGCATCACGACCTTGTCGAAGTCAGCCGGCTTGGCCACGACCCAGCGGTACACCAGCGGTTCCGAGCCCATGTGCGCATCGCGCGGCATGATCGGGATCTCGCGGACCGTGGCCAGCAGTTCGTGCACCAGCCGGCGATAGTTGCGGCGCTGGTCGCGTGCCTGTCCGAGCGCCTCGATCAGCGGCGCCACGTGCGCCAGGCGGTCGTCGGCATTGCCGCGGCCGAAGTCGTGCGCGCGCTTCGCCGCCAACAGGACGTTGGCCAGCCGGTCGTCGTCGGTTTCCACGGGGATCATTTGCACCGGGATTCCAAGGCCGCTAGCCGAGCTCGGATGTCGTCGACCTCCCGATTCCGCATGTCCGGCGCGATCGCCTGCTTCGCCTCGATAGCCGACAGCTGCGCCTTCACCGTGACGAAGCCACCCAGCCCGGTCAGGGCCAGCCCGATCCAGAACGGCAAGCGCGCTCGCCATGGTTCAGCTTCTCCCCGTCGGACCATCGGCGCTCTCCGCTGCGACAGTGGCCGTCTGGCCGGGCTCAAGGGTGACGTCGGGCGTTGTTGCGGGCATCGCCGCGCGTGCCGTGTCGGCGAGCTTGTCGATGGTCTCGGTCTGGCGCTTGCTGCTCACCGAACTGCCGAAGTAGAACCCGACCACGATGCCGACCTGCGTCGACAGGATGCCCAGCAGCACGTTCAGCGTGGACTCGTTCTGGTCCGGGATGGCCCGGTACACCAGCGCCCATGCCATGAAGCCGAGGATCAGCACCAGGACGACGCCGATCACGCCGCCCACGACGTTCAGCGTGGACTGGCGCGCATCCGGCACGATCAGCTGCCGCTCGGGCCGAACTTCAGCCAGGCGCGGATGCGCTCGGCGAGACGGAACAGCGGTGGGAACAGCGGGACGGCGACGGCGCCGACCACGGTGAAGATGGCAGCGGTCAGGATGAAGTCGAGCATGGTCAGTTCCTCAGGTCATGGCCGCGCGGTAGGCGTCGGTCCACTTCACGCGATCCGGCAGGCCGATCTGGCCGCCGTTGACGAGCCGGGTGACGTCGGACACCGATCCGCGATCGGCGACGGCGTTGAGCTGCTTGCTGGCCCAGAACCAGATGGCCGATGCGACTGCGCCATCTGCCTTGGCGACCCGATCCGGGTCTGCCAGCAGGGACTCGTCACCGAGCCATGCGCGGCTGAAGCGCCGGTAGTTATCGCGGCCGGTCAGCTGCTTGAGGCCTCGTCCGCGGAAGCGCCAGCCGTCGCCCGCCTCGGTGTTGCCGAGCTGCTTCCGGCCGAACTCGCCGCCGTACAGGATGTTCGCCAGCGCGTTCTGGTTGGCCGGATGGTCCGGCGTGCGGCCGAACTTGAAGGCGTCCTCCACGCTGATGCGGTGCCGGCCGAACAGCGCCACCAGCGCCGTCGCCTTGTAGTTCAGAGACTCGACCACCGATTCGAATCCACCAGACTCGACATGCACCTGGCCGAGGAACATCGAGGCGCGGCGCGCGTTCCCGAGAATGCCGGCCTCGGCCATCTGGCGGACGAGTTCGGCCGCGTACGGCTTCGCCGCCGGCGCTACGGCAATGATCCGTTTGGCGTCCAGCATGGCTAGTCGTCGACATCGTTCCACGGCACATCGGTCTCGATGCGCGCAGTGAATTCGCACTTGTCCATGCCCTTGGTCCAGCTCTTGTCGAAGCCGACGCATACGTCCGGGCCGAACTCCTGCCGCATGGCAGCAAGCTCCCGGTCGATCTCGACCTGGACCCTGCTGGCCGCTTCATTGAGCCGCTGCTTGATAGCTGTGGAATCCATGCGTTTCTCGCAATAGGTGCCCGAACCGCTGCCAGCTAGGCCAATGGTTGATCTGGTCGGGGTGATCGGGCGTGGAGGTCGCCCCGCTTGCCACTGGGCAGGAGCGCGCGGGGCAAGGTGACGAGGAGTCACCGGGAAAGTGCTTGCGGCTGTGCGGGGTTCCAACTCCGCATTACCCCGGTCCTCCGCATTAGCGCCATCGCGTCCGGGTTTGCCGATTTCTCGACTTTCAGTGTCTGGCTGGTTAGGCGCCTATTCCACCAACAGCCGCAAGCAAAACAATTGTAGGTGCCGCCGGCCCGCAGGGGGTACAGGCCGACGGCGTTGTGGCCCCGTGGGGAAGGCCGCAAACGAAGAAGCCCCGCCGTTTCCGGGCGAGGCTTCAGGGGCAATGGCTTGAGGTTGCGCCAACTCTGCTTTGGCGTGCCGTAATTGTCAAGCGTGCCAGTTCGTTCCCGGCAGCCGCTTCAGGTCCACCACCACGCGGCGCTGGAACTCCTGCCGCTCGCTTTCCATTCGAGTGGTCTCGATGTCGCGCAGTTCCACAGCCTCCACCACGCTGCCCGTCTGCACCTCGAGGTCGCGCAGGATTGCGCCGATCTTTCGCTCCGCTTCAGTGACTGCATTGCTCATGCCGCGATCCTCCCTTTAAGCCATTCCCGCGCCAGCTTCAGCTCTTCCCGATATTGTCGCACCGTCAACGGCGCGCCGATCGCCTGAGCCACCTGTAACGCCTTGTCGGACTGGTAGCCGAAGCCGGTGTACTCCATGCGCAGGCACAGGCCGCGCAACGTGTTCTGCCGGTAAAGGTCCATCGCCGCCTGATCGATCCAGCGAAGATGCGCCGGGATGCCGTTGTCCACCGACGCCTGTCTCGGGCCCGCATGCCGTGTCTCGGTGCAGCGGATGGCGTCCACGGCCCATGTCGGCACGATGTGCATGCCTCGCACGCCTGAGCCCGCCGCCATGGCCCGGCGGCGATCTCGGCCGTCGCGCCCTGCCACCTGATTGGCGAAACGCTCCCGCGTCATCGGTGCGAACTGGCGCGCCTTGCTGATCGGATGGCTGCCGGGGTCGAGTTCCTGCCGGCGCTCGCGGTCATCGTTCGCAGCATGCCGACCTAGCTGGGCGTTCCCCCACTCGCGCAGCTGGTCGTCGAGCAGGTCACGTGGCATCGCGGAACTCCCCCATCACGGTCTCGTCGAATCGGAACGTCGGCTGCTGGTGGTCCATCTGGCACGTCGGGTGCTGCCTGCCGTGCGTGGTGCATTGCCCCTTGCCCCATCGGTCTAGCTCGGGCTGGCGGTGCTTGCACACACCGCACGTGCCGCGCTTGCGCACCGCGTGGTTGTAGCGCTTCGTCTCGCGCTGGCGGGCGGCGTCGGTCATGCAGCTCGCGCCTGCGACGTGATCGCGACGCCGACTGCGGCCCATGCGTGCGACTTCACGCCGTAGGTCGGGCCTGGTGCCTTCTTCGTGCCCTGAGGCCCGATCAGATCGATCAGTGCCTGCCGGATGTTCGCGTCCTTCGCGCGCGGCGTGCCGCACAGGTGCATCTTCACGTCCTTGCGGTAGACGAGCTGCACCGACTCCGGCGATCGCCACGTCTGCAGGAAGCGGCCGACCCACACGCACGTCTCGAACACTTCCTTGCCGACCGCCATGCCGTAGCTGGCGATCATCTCGATCGCGAGCGTGTCCGCGTTGCTCTTGCGGATGATGTCGATGACGCCATGGTTCGGATGCACGCCAGACTCGATCACGTGCATGCCCTGCATCAGCACGACGCCGGATTCGTTCGTCCCCGGATCGATGGCCAGAGTGATCTTCATGTCTTCGCGCCTTTGCAGAAGGGACAGCCTCGCGGGCCGATTGATCCATGGGGAATCCACTCGCGGCAGACCGGGCATCGCTGCACCTTCGGCTTCTGCTTGCGGATGGGGTGGACGTCGCCGGGCATCACGCGGCCCGCCTGGTGTTCTTCGCGATCAGCGCGTGCTGTTGCTGCATCAGAGATTCGTCATCGCCGAACACGGCATGGAACGGCACGCTGCCTTCGGATAGCGCGGGCCCGAGCAACCGGCGATGGGTGCCGTGATTCCAGCCAGCAACGATCAGGCGGCCGGAGTGATGCCATTTGCATAACCCGACGGTGTGCAGGTGGCCGCGACGAATACCGCCCGACAGTAGGTGATGCGCGTCCACAACCGAACCATCCGGATCGTGTTCGTAGCCGCGCGCGATGCAGCACAGGCAGCCGAGTCGCTTCACGGTGGTGACCCACTCGCGTTCGGCTTTCGTCATGTTCCCCGTGGAACGACCCACCCTCACAGCAAGCCTCCGGGATGCAGCGACCTCTTCGCTTGAACATAGGCCGCATGGGCTTCTTCAGCGGTGTCATATGTTCCGAGCGCCATCTTCTTTCGGCCGGCACAAATGAAAGCCCGGAAGCGCCGCCCTTCGGCAACGACCCCAAGTAGGCCTACACGGCTGCGAGAAGTGGCGCTTCGAAGGTTCTGCGCGTTGCACGCGTTGTCCGCAAGGCGAAGGTTCTTAATTCGGTTGTCAGCTCGCAACCCGTTCTTGTGGTCGACCTCGACCCCAGCGTCGATTGCGCCATGTACGAACATCCACGCTAGCCGGTGAGCCAGATATACGCGGGCTTCAAGTCGGATAGCTGTATATCCATCTTGATTTGGCGAGCCTGCCTCGCTCCCGGCGACAGCCCTGCCGTTACGTGTTTCTCGCCAAAAGAATTTTCCTGTTTCCGCATCGTACCGAAGCATCCGCTTTGCAAATTCTTGCAATGACTCGCCCGCAAGCGGCTTGCTTGCCTTATATGGGTTCACGCCGCACCATCCGGCTTCTGGATAATCAACTCCACTTCCTCGCGGCTCGCAGCGCTCAGCCCGCCGAACACTTCCCGGCGCAGCCACCCGATCCAGCCACCCTCGCCGTTGCCGCCGTCCCACAGTTCGTTGAATCGACCCTCGTCCACGTCTGAGAAGTTCAGCGATTCCGCTTCGGTGCGCGTCAGCTTGCCCACGCCGGGAATGTCGTAGTCGACTGTCTCGCAACCGATGCCCGACAGCTCCTGCAGCTTCTTCAGCGCGTCGTGCATGCCGAGTCCGGAGAACTGCTCCACGTTGTCTGCGAGCCAGCCTGCGAGGACGTGAGCCTTCCGGTAGAACATCGGATTCCGGTCCTGCCGCAGCGTCGCGCGCAGCATCTTGCCGGTGTTGAACTTGCGCTCGCGCATCGAGCGGCGATCGATGGGGTGATCCGGCACAAGCGCGCCGACGATTTCTCCGGTCTCGGGAATCATCACCTTCATCACGGTCACGCGGATGTCGCGTGCGCGGAGCTTGGCGCGCGCCTTCTGCAGTGCGGTGGTCACCGATCACGCCCTGCAGCGCGGTCGCGTCCGCTTGGCGCTGGATCGTCGAAGCCGTCCTCGCCCGCTGCGCTCTCGGGCTTCTTCGTCTTGTAGTTCGGCCGCGGCCCGAAGTAGTCGGCGAAGTAGCTGCATTCGAGATGGTGGCGCAGGTATGCGGTTCCGGTTGGGCCGTTGCGCTGCTTGCCGATGATGAACTCGGCAACGCCAGGCGCACCGCTCAGGTCCTTCGTGTAGTAGTCGTCTCGGTACACGAACGCCACGATGTCCGCGTCCTGCTCAATTGCACCGGACTCGCGCAGATCCGCCATCGTCGGGCGCTTGTCGGTGCGGCCTTCCAGAGACCGGTTCAACTGCGACAGTCCGATCACCGGGCAGTGCAGCGTCTTTGCCATCAACTTGCAGCGCCGGCTGATCTTCGTCATTTCGTCGTAGCGCTTTTCGTCGCGCCGGCCGTCGCCGCTGATCAGCTGCAGGTAATCGATGACGATCAGGCCCAAGCCCCCGGGCACCTTTGCGTGCATGCGCGATGCGCGTGCTTCGATGGCGTCAATCGTCAGGCTCGCGGTGTCGTCGATCGCGATCGACAACGCTCGCGAGTCCTTGTACGCGCCGTTGATCGCCGACCAGTCTTCCGGAGTGAGTGCTGCCTTCTGCCGCATCCGTGCGTTGTCGACGCGCGCGCGCCTGGACAGGAGGCGAACGCCAAGCTGCTTCTTGCTCATCTCCAGCGAGAACACGGCGACGTTCCGCTCGTGGTGGCTGGCCGCGTGGTCTGCGAACTCCAGCCCCGTCACTGTCTTGCCCATGCCTGGGCGGCCGGCGATCACCATGAAGTCGGTGTCCTCCAGACCCGGCAGTTTCGCGCGGACGTTCTCCCATGGCGGCGTCAGGCCGACCTCGATCGTTCCGGCATCGCGGGCGACGATCTCGTCCCACGCTTCGGTCATCGCGCCGCGGAGCATGCACAAGCCCCCTGCCCGCGCGCCGCGCATGGTCAGGCTCGCCATCTTCGCCGCGCTGTGCGCGACGATCTGGTCGGCCTCACGCCCTTCTGGCAGGAATCCGTCGTTCACAATCTCGGTGCCGACGGTGATCAGGCGCCGGAGCGTCGACTTGTCCGCCACGATCTGCGCGTAGTCGCGCACGTTCGCCGGCCGCGGCGGTGCCTTCCATAGTTCGATCAGGTAGGCGCCGCCTTCGACTTGGTCCGCCTTGCCGTTGGACTCGAACCACTCGCCCACCGTCAACGCGTCGTACGCCTTGCCCTTTTCCTTGAGATCGAGGATGGCCGCGTAGATCAGCTGGTGATCGCGCCGGTAGAAGTCCTCGACTTGGATCAAGTCCGCAACATCGTCGATCGATTCCGGCGTCAGCATCAGCGTGCCCAGTACCGCCTGCTCAGCATCGATCGCCTGCGGCGGGATGCGCAGCTGCTCGATGCGGTCCTCGTGGCGCGGGGAACCGTCGGCGCTCATGCGGCCTGGTCCTCTTTCGGCGCGCGCTCAGCGTCTCGTTCCCGCTTGAGCTGCACGCCGGCGGTCGTCAGGTCGCACTGGCCATCGCCCGGCATCCACCACAGGCGGAACCAGTTCCGGCGCACGCAGTTCTCGAACTTCTGCCGCCACCCGCGCTTGCCGGCCTGCGTGGTCTTCCCGTCGCGGTACTGCCGGACGAACTCGCGCCACGCCAACTCGAGGAAGTCGGTCGGAATCCCCGCAGTGGCAGCGAAGGCGAAAACAGCGTGTTCGAGGGGGATCAGCTTCTCGCCGTCCGTGCGACAGGCCTGGACGAAGTCGGCGTAGGTCATCCCCTTGGGCGACTTCGCCCGTTTCGGCTTGCCCTCCACTGCTTGCCCCCTGGAAGGGGGTATGGGGGTTTCTTGATCTTGAAGAGAATCAGGAATCAGAGAATCAGGAATCAGAGAATCAGCCGGGCTCGTATCTGCCTTGGTTGTGTCTTGCACAGTGCTTGCACAGTGCTCGCCCGGTGCAGGTATGGTGCTTTTGGCCTCCTTTACATGCGGATTCTGGTGCTTGCACCATGCAAGAATCTGGATAAAGGCTTTGCCATCAACGGTGTAGCGAAGAATGAACCCGCCATCGTGCAGCGCCTGTAGTCCTGCACTGACATCGACAGGATCGGCAGGAAACACCTCCATTCGTATCTTTGTGGGGCGATCTTCGAGGCGTCCATCGCGGTCTGCCATCGTCCACAACCCCACGAACAGCAGCCGATATTCGAAAGCGAGTTCGACAAGTAGCTCGTTCTTGAAGAACCCCGGCTTGATATTGCGGGCTCGGCTCATTGGTAGCGGCCCTCGATCAGGTCGCTCATGTCGTCTTGCCAGTTGCGCCAGGAGCGTGCGTCTTTCGCTAGGGCCTTCAGGGTTTCGTCATCGGCGCCAGCCGCCCTCGCCTGCCTGAGCAGGGTGATTGCAATGCCTTCATGGACGTAGTTGAGGCGGTTTCGCAGGATGCCCCTGGCGTACCGGAGGCCTGATTCATCGGGCTTGCTGCGGTAGTTGCAGATGCCGCCGAGCTTCGAGAACGCCAGCGTGGCGCTATCGCGATCAACTACAGCGGCGTACTGATCCTTGGCGATATCCATGCCTTCAAGCACTGCGGTCAGGCCAAACTCCCGAATCAACTTTTTGAGGCTGGCCACTGCCGCATCGTTGGTGATCGCCCAGCCTGTGAATGTCTCGGCGAAGTGATCACGCGCCGCATCAAGCTGCAGTTGATCAATCGTCTTCAGGCCCTTGCGCCAATCCAGCATCATTTTCAGCTGCTCACGACGCTCTGAGAGGTCCGCCAACTGCTGGCGCTGTTTGGACAGCGTGGCGTTGTCATCCAGTGGCGTGGCGCCCTTGCCGCTGTTGCAGTCCACGCAAGACGTGATGAGGTTCAGAGGATCGTTGTCGCCTCCGCGACTGACCGGGTCGACGTGATCAACGTGCAAAACAACGTCAGGGGCCTTGGATCCGCAGTACTGGCACATGAAGCTGTCGCGCTTGAATACCTCGAAGCGGACCTTCTTGCTGATCGCCTTTCTCTTGGCCATTACGCGGCCAGCTCGATCGGCAACTGGGGCGAAGGCTGGCGCTTGGCCTCGTCCCGCGCGACCTGGCGGGCGTGGAGGATCTGGTATTCCATGCGCTGCTCGGCGGTCGTCTCGCCGGACAGGCACTCTTCCCGGCAGCGGCGGAAGCGCTCGAGGACGATCTCGTCGCGGCGGCTCATGCTGCGACTCCGCGAAACGCTGCGATCAGGACCTGTTTGTCGTGCTCGGCCTGACTTAGCCGCTCGCGCAGTTCCCGGTTCTCCCGCTCGACATCGCTCTCGAACCGACGCAGGCAGCGCGGGTCGTAGCCCCGCTTGATCAGCCAGTAGACGAGCCACGCCTCGCTGCCGGTGGCGTCCATCATCCGGTCCAAGTGGTCTTCGGACGGCCTGGCCGTGCCCTGCTTGACCTTCGCTAAGGTGCTGGCGTCGATCTCGGCTTCGATGGCGACGGTCTTTTCCTGCAAGCCGCTCATCGTGATCATGGATCCGATCGCCGCGGCTTCGGTCTTCCAGCCCCACTCGCTCTCAGGGACCGGGCGAAGCGGTCGCTTGACCTTCAAAACTAGGGCTGTCCCCATGGCGTTCTACCGAATGGAATTACGTGGAAGGTCGTGTTCAGGTCACAAAGACGGCCCGATCCCTTGCGAGACCGAGCCGTGATTTCAGTGCGTTTTGAGGCGTCCGCCGCCGGTGTAGGCTGGGAGTGCGACCCCACCAACCTCAACGGAGGCGGACATGAAAGACGAAGCCGAGCGCATGCACGCGGTCGCGACATGGCAGATCGATGTGTCCGACGATTTCACGATCGCGACCATCAAGCCGATCGCCATTCGGTTCGAGAAGGCGGATACGGACGAGTTCTACGATTTGCAGCCTCTTTCGCTGACAGTCGGCGTATTGCGCCGATTTCACGCGGAGTTAGAGGGCCTGCTGCAGTACATGGAAAGCGGTGGAACCCGCCATCCCGGCACTCGGCAGTAGGTGCGACCTCTCCCACCTCAGGCAGCCTCGCCCACATCTGCCGGCGCATCGCCGAATACGTCGGGGCGCAGGTCGTGGCGCGTTACCTGTCCGCCGGTTGCGTCCTCGATCGCGAGGCAACGCTCCGCCGGCACCTGGCCGCGCAGGCGCCAGTTGCTGACGACGTTTTGGCGTAGCCCGATGGAATCAGCCAGCTTTCCAACGCTGCCGGCGATGTCGATTGCACGATCAAGGGCTGTCTTCATGCCCGCGAGTATCACGCTGCGTGATTTGGAAGTCAACACGTCGCGTGTTAGACAGTTATCACGCAACGTGAAGAATGGGGGTATGGACTTCCCCACCCGTTTGCTGCGCCTCCGTGAAGCCGCCGGCCTCAAGCAGGAAGAACTTGCCCTGCGGTGCGGATGGGCTGGCCAGAGCCGAGTTGGGAACTATGAAGCCGGCTCACGGAAGCCCAGGTTTGACGACGTTCCAGCGCTGGCAGCAGCGCTGGGTGTCCATCCCGGCGAACTGTTCGAAGACCTGCCGAGCGTTCAGGGGACATCTCACGCCGCGCGACTGAATGCCAATAAGGTCACGGTCACGACACAGGCACTCCTTCGGTTCCTCCGTCGTCGCGACCCGCAGGCCGTGTTGGACCTGTCGGATCCCGACGATGCAGAGCTGTTTGCAGCCACGTATGAAGAAGCCATCGCCCTGCCTTCTGAGCCATCCTCTCAGGACCAGCAGTTCTTTGGCGCCCGTGTCGACAGTTTGATTGAGGCTCGGGAGGCCAAGCGAAATGAGCGAAAGAGAAGTGAGCCAGCTGGTGGCGATACTGGAACGGAAGTTCGGCGCAAGCGTACCGGGTCGAAAGCCTGACCTACGCGCGGTTCCCACACCACCACCGATACCAGCCAGGCGCTTTGACAGCATCACCCGGGCGAGCCACATCGACCGGATTCGCTACTTGGCGCGGGGATATGGCCTTGGCTGGCTGATTGATCAGGCGACGTTCGACCGGCCCGGGCTGGAAACGCTCGAGGACGACGAAATCATCGCGCTGCACCGCGACATGGATCGCGCCATGGAATGCCGGCGTGATGGAATATCGTTCGAAGACGCCGACCTTGTGCGGCCGCAGTCAACACCTGAGGGGGTGGAATATGAAATGGACGATTGGGGCAATGACGATCTGCGCATGGCTGGCTAGCAGCTGCTCGACATATCAGGTCGTTCCGACCACGAATAGCGAGCCCGGAAGCCGTTCGGGACAGGTCGACATCCTCTACTCGACACCGCAGCGGCCCTACCGCTCCGTCGGGATGGTGTCGGCGCGCAAGTACAAGCCCGGGTTCGTGGATCCGACCGTCTCCGATGCCTTGGTCCAACTCCGTTCGGCCGGGCAACAGGTAGGCGCCGACGCGGTCATCGTGCGCAACAAGCAGGCCAACGACGGCCGGCGCGTCGTGACCGTCGAGGGCGAGGCCATCCAGTACACGGACGTCGCCACCACGGGGTCCAGCGCCTCGGCTGCCAGCGCAGCCTCCGCGAAGGGATTCTCCAGTGGCCGCGGCTGCGGCTCCCCTTCCCTGCTTAGCGACGCCAACGGCGTAACGCTGTACCAGGCACAGTGTCCGAGCGGCGCCACGCTGATCCTTGAGTGCCGAGGCGAATCCTGCAACGCGAGGAACTGACGATGGCGACCGCTCCCTGCCGCGTCTGCGGCCACCAGGTCAGCGAGCATGCTCCGGCCTGCCCACAGTGCGGAGACCCCACCGCGGCGCGCTACGGCCACGCGCCGGGGAAGAAGACCAATCCGTGGATGATCATCGGCTGGATCATCCTGGCAGCGCTCCTGCTGCCACTGGTGACCTGCATGGGGATCTTCGGCACGGCGGCAGTGAAATCCGGCCAAGAGCGTGCGGAACGCTCGCTTCAGGCGCCCAACTGAGGCCCTGAAATAAATATCACGTAACGTGTTGACATAGGAATCACGTTATGTGATGCTCCTCCCATCGCCCCACCACGGGGCCAGCCGCAAGGCAGATGGGATGACCAGCTTCCGCACCGCGCTTCAAGCCCTGTTCGGCCCGCCCGCACCGGTGGCGCCGCAGATCGCCTTCCACGGCCCCGTGCTGGCCGAGCTTGACGCGGTGCTGGACGGCACGCAGTCGCTGCTCGCGCGCATCCACGCCGACCAGCCGCGCCTGTTCCCGACGTTCCATGCCCGCTGTGGTGATTGCGGCGGTGCGGCGTGACCGCCCCCGTTGATGTGCTGGCGGTGCCCGTTGATTCCATCGAGCGCATCGTGAGCGCGGCACTCGGGATCATGGCGAAGAGCGCGTCCAATCGCGAGCCGGGCGAATCGTTCGAACAGGCCGACATTGTGAGTGCCGTGCTGTCTGATCCGCATGGCAGCACCGCACTTCATCTCGCGACGCTGATTGGAACTGGCCTCAGCCTCTATCCGGTGTATGCCGCCCTGGCGGTGCAATCGTGAGCGCCGGGCTGTTGGCGGTGTTCGATGCGCTCGACGGCAACACGAGCACGCTGGAGTTGCGCGCGCAGGTAATCAAAGCCCGCGCCGCAGTCGAGGAGTTGATGCTCAGGGCCGACACCGCCGCGACGGCTCTGTCGAACCTGATCTCTGCCGGACAAGTGAACGAGGGTTATAGCGGCTACGTCACTGATCTAACGGACGCCCTCGCCCGCTGCGGAGCCGTGTCGTGAGCCGCAACTGCCTCGGCCACGTCGAGCCGCTGCACCAGATGCGCGCCTATCGCCAGCGCACGAAGCCCTACGTCGAGGACGGCATGGGCTGGCGTGGTTCTCAGGTCTACGAAGCCGAGCGGCGCATGTACCTGGCTGCGCGCCGTCGCGCCATGAAGACCGTCGATCTTCCTTCCGACTCCGCGCACCTGCTGCCGAGTGCGGCGACGTGCGCGCATTTCAACAACCTCGCGAGGAAAGCCGCATGAACCGCAAGTTCCGCAAGGACAACCCGTTCTGGCAGTCGCTGCAGGCGCAGCTCGACGAGGCCACGCCGCTGCCCGAGCCGCCTGATTCCAGGCCGCTTGTCGAGCCCGCAGAGGTCGACGTGAAGCGCACCCGTTTGGAACTCGAGCGCATGAAGCGCCGCAACCTGGAGGCAGCATGAGCGCTCAAATCTTCCAGTTCCGCCCGTTCCAGAACGCACGCGACGAGGCAAGGAAGTATTGCCCGAGCATGACGAAGCAGGCGCTGGCACAGGTCCGCGAGGAACAGCAACAGGGCCACAGTGGATCGTGGGTCGCCGGTCAGATCATGCAGCTGCGGATGGCGTGCGCGCCGACGCCGCCGAAGGATGCCGCGTGAACGCGCGCCTGGCTGTCCGGCTGCTGCGCGAGCCCAAGCTCGTCACCGTCGCAGTGCCGAAGGTACCCGTGCGTCTGACGCCGATCGCATGGGGCATGCGTGACCCCACGACCGCGCGCGCCGTCATGCAGAACATCGTCGACACGACGCCTGGCATCCACATCCCGTGGAACCTGCGCGACGCCAAAACGCGGCGATTGCTGCATTCACATCGGGTCGGTGTGTCGTGATCGTGCGCGATTCCACCCGCGTTGTCCTGTCGTGCGTCGCCGGCGTCGTGCTCGCTGGCGTCGCGCTGGTCAGCGTCGACGTGCCGGCGGAGCGACTGGATGACATCCATCCGGGCCTGTGCGAGTCGCTGTACCGCAGGCCCGGCAAAGGCGACCAGCGCCCGCTGATCGAAGTCGGCAAGGGCGCGGACCAGGCGTTCACCGTGCTCAAGCATCCGGGTCTGGAGCCGCTGCAGTTGAAGCAGAAGTTCCCGGGCTACGAGCTGTCCGTTGCCACCCCTGAAAACGATCCGGAAGAGGGTCTTTTCTTCCCCGATGGCGAGGTCAAGAACTTCAAGATCACCCCGCACGAGGGCGGCACCACGAACGTCGCCTTCTCGGTCGGCACGCCTGTGGATGAGGACGAGATTGCCGGCCTGCTGCCGTTCCTGCGCAACCCCGATGCCGTCATCACGCTGACCGCGCCGACGAAGCAAACGGCCAAGGACACCGAAGAGCCGCAGCAGGACGCGGCGTAACGCGCTCGTCGAGTTGCGGCGACTTCGGCGTCCCCTCGCCGATCCCCTGGAACCGCTGGCCCGGCGGACCGCAGCAGGGCAACTATTCCTAGGAGAGCACCGAAATGCCCAAGCCATCCCAAGCCATGTCCGGCGAAGTGCTGGATGCAATGCCGCCCGCGCAATCCAGCGCGCTGAAGACGCAGGTCAACCCCTATCTCGGCATGGTGCAGACCATGGTCGCGCAAGGCGGGGACCTGGCCAACCTCGACAAGATGCTTGACCTCCAGTTGAAGTGGGAGGCAAACGAAGCCCGCAAGGCGTATGTCGCCGCGATGGCTGCGTTCAAGGCCGAGCCGATGGAAATCTTCAAGCGGAAGCTGGTCAGCTTCAAGACGAATTCCGGCAAGACCGAATACATGCACGCCGAGCTTTCCGATGTGACCGACACGGTCGTGCCAGCGATGGGCAAGCATGGACTCTCGCACCGCTGGGACGTGAAGCAGGAAGGCAAGAACATCACGGTTTCCTGCACGATCACGCACGCGCTCGGCCACGCCGAGACCGTCACGATCACCGCCGAGCCGGACACGTCTGGCGGCAAGAACGCGATCCAGTCCGTCGCATCGACGATCAGCTATCTGGAGCGCTACACGCTCCTCGCGGCGACGGGCATGGCGACCAAGGGCATGGACGACGACGGCCAGACGTCCGAAGGCAATGGCGGAGATACGCAGGCCGATCCCGTTGCCGACAAGCGCGCCGACTGGATCAGGGTTGCCGACGGCCTCGAAGATCCGATCGAGTACGAGAAACAGCGCACCCTGATGGTCGCCGACTACGGCACCGATCCGAAGCTGATCCCGGTGAGCGTCAAAACAGCGTTCGCCAATGCGAAGGCGCGCGTGACCCCGCGGGACGTCGAGGAATGAGCGCTCCCATCTACCACCCTGGAATCGTCCAAAACACGGAAGCATGGGACGACATCCGCCGCGGCAAGTGGACCGCGAGCAATGGCGCCAAGATCATGGGCGGGCTCGAGACGCAGGGCCTGAAGGATCTCGTCAAAGACCTGGCGTGGGGCCGCGCGATCGGCAGGCCGGACCGCGGCTACAACGGCAAGTCGATGGAACGCGGCCACGAACTGGAACCCGAAGCGCGCAACAGTTTCGCGTTCGACTTCGATGCGGTGATCGAGCAGGTCGGTTTCGTCGAGCATGGCCGCATCCCCTACTTCGGCTGGTCGCCGGACGGCTTGCATGCGAAGCGCCGCCGCGGATTGGAGATCAAGTGCCTGGAACACAAGGCGTGGATCGACTTCTTCCAGCGCCCGCAGGTGCCGTCCGAATACGTCTGGCAGACGAAGATCGCCTGCATGGTCGGCCAGCTGGATGCCCTCGACTTCTACGTCTATCACCCTCTCGCCGGTGGCATGGCCATCACAGTCGAGATCACCGACACCGACAAGGACCAGATCGAGGGGCGCATCGCGCTGCTTGAGCCGCGCGTGCAGGCGCTGGTCGATCGCCTACTGGAAAGGAAAGCAGCCTGATGAACGCCCAAGTCAAAGAAACCTCGCAAGCCCTGCTGCCGATCGAGTCGATCAACGCCGTCGAGGTCTTCAAGGACCGGGGCAAGCTGGATGAACTGTTGACGCGCATCCGCGCCGCGACAGCGACGCTGGTGCCGGACGTGACCACGGAAGCCGGCCGCAAGCTGATCGCCTCGACCGCCTACAAGGTCGCCAGGTCGAAGACAGCGATCGACGATGCCGGCAAGGACCTGGTCGAAGGCTGGAAGAAGCAGGCCAAGGTCGTGGACGCCGAGCGCAAGCACGCGCGGGACACGCTCGATGCGCTGAAGGACGAGATCCGGGCGCCGCTGGACGAATGGGAAGCCGAGGAAGAACGCAAGGAGCAGGCGCTGATCGAGGAAGCCCGGATCCGGCGAGAAGAAGAAGAAGCTACCCGGCTGGCCGACATCGAACGTCGCGAGGCTGAAGTCCGCGAGCGCGAAGAACGCGCCGCCGCGGCCGAGCGTGCCGAAGCCGAACGCCTTGCTGTCGAGAAGGCCGAGGCGGAGCGGGTCGAGCGCGAGGAACGTATCCGCCAGGAAGCGCAGGAAGCCGCGCAGCGCGAGGCTGACGAAGCCGTCGCCACTGCACAGCGGCAAGCGCAGGAGGCCGAAGAACGACAGCGAGCGCAGGCAGAGCAGGCAGAACGCGACCGGATCGCCGCCGCCGAGCAGGCGGAGCGGGATCGGGTGCAGGCCGTGGCCGACGCCGAGCAGCGTGTACGTGACGCAGCAGCTGTGATCGAGCGCGAGCGACTCGTCCGGGAAGAGTCCCAGCGCGTCGAGGACGAACGCCGTGCCGCCAGCCAGAACCATCGCCGCGCCATCAACCGCAAGGCGCTAGCCGCGCTCGTGCAGAACAACGTCGACGAGACGGAAGGCAAGCGGATCATCGAACTGATCGCGACCGGCAAGGTGCCGGCCGTGTCGATCCAGTATTGAGGCCGGCCGCATGTTCGACGAATCGAACTCGTCAGCGCTGGCACCCGCCGGCTGGGGATGGCCGCCCGGCTTCAACCTGATCCAGAAGGGGCCGGCGGAACTGCCCGTACTGCCGCCAGGCGCGCGAATCACGCATCGCGTGATGGAAGCGATCCAGATGGCAGGCCCGGACCTGCGCCGCACGCTGACCTCGCGAAAGCTGATGGACCGCTACGGCATCACGCGCTCCGTCGCGCACGACGCGCTGCACAGGACGGCCACGCTGTGAAGCCGAACCACAGTTCCCGCAAGCCGTACACGCCCGGCAATCGCCCGCAGCGGCAGAAGCCGGTGACAGAGCGTCACCTGGTCCGCCGCGCGCCGAAGAAGAACGGCGGCTTCAGCTGGGGCCGCTTCCCGATGGGCGATACCGGGATCGTCTCCTATCGGCTGTTCCGTCGCGACGAGAACCGGGCGCTGCACACGTCGATCGCCGACTTTGCCGCGGGGACGTCGCGCTCCGCCATTGCCGAGGTCATCGCCTGCAAGCGCAACGAGCTGCGCGACCGCGTCGACATGCTGGCGTTTCTGGGATGGGAGATCGCGGCATGAATCAGTTGATCCCACGCCTCCCGAAGCGCAAGCGCCAGCCGACGGCGGACTGCATGCGCGAGCAGCTGGCCTTAGCTGCGGACGAGATTATCCGGCTCAAGAGCGAACTGGATCAACGCCATCCATTCGACTTGTTTTTCGGCGCCAGAGAACTCGGTTGCTCGGGCAGTTCACCGGTCGGTGGCTACATCGATCCTAACTCAATCCGGGGACCAAGGCCATCGTGGTGGGAACGACTCACGAGGAAGGTGGCATGAAGAAGCGCACGCACGCCCCGCGCCAACAGCCGCGCGCCAAGCGACAGACCGACCTCAAGGCATCCATGCAGAAGGCGCTGGCCATCGTGCAGCGCGCGGTCGGCAGCGAGATGCAGGTGACCATCATCGCCAGGCATCCCACGAACCGCGATGCGGAGATCTGGCTGGGCCGAGACGATCCTGACCAACTGATGGGCATGCTGCTGCGCAGGCGCGCTCAGTACGACGCATCTCGAAAGTCGGGCGCCATCGTCGTCGCGCCGGAGGAAAACCATGTGGATGCAGGTAGCGAGTGACGCGCCGCTTGGTAGCGCGTCGTTTTTCAGAGGGGAGAGGTGATGGGTAGCTGGAACTATGCCGACGCAAATAGCAGCATGACGGGCGCGATGCAGTGCTCTGCTTGCGGCAATAAAATCGAATCTGGCCGTTATCGCTATCGCATGAAATCCAAGCGCGGCGATTGGGGCTATGTCACACAGCACGAAGCCTGTTCAACGGATGACGTGGTGTGGGCGGAAATGGATCGACAGATTGCACAGAACCGAGAAAGGCAGGCCGCCTTGTCGGATGCGTGCGTGGCGTTCAAAGCGGAATGGGGCGTGGATGAGCTTGACGACTACATCATTGGCGCTGCGACATGACCCGCCACCCCAATCGCCCGATGGGCCAGGAGCATGTGCGATGAGCGATAAGCGAGGGGAGTTGTTGGCGAAGTGGCGCGAGGACGCGGCACTCATTCTCGCCCAAGGCGGCGACCGTGGAAAGGACTACGCGGCCGGGGTCACATTCTGCGCCGACGAGCTAGAAGCCACCCTGCGCGCCCTCACGCCGCTGGATGGGTGGCAGCCGATTGAGAGTGCGCCGAAGGATGGGACGGCAGTTCTTGGTGTGTGGATGCCGTTTCCGGGTGTGTTCACGCGCGTAACCGGCAACAACTACGGCATCACCGCCTACGACGACGAACGCGGCCATTGGAATTTGGTGGATGACGGCGACGAACCAGACGAAGTGATGCGCCCCGACTACTGGCAACCACTCCCCGCCGCACCCACCACGCAGCCTTCAGGAGAGACGGAATGAGCGCACATACGCCGGGGCCGTGGAGGGAAGTTTGCAATCACTACTCGCGCTACGAGATTCACTACGCGGGAGGCCAGTTGGCAGGCGTAGCTAAGTGGGACGACCCCGCATCGCCGCCGCCAATCCCTGAAATGCACGCTAACGCCCGCCTGATCGCCGCCGCGCCGGATCAAAACGAGGCGCTGATTGAGGTCGAGACTTACTTCGCCGAGCGTGCGGATGCCGAATATTTCACGGACTCCGCTTCGCCGGTAGGGAACGAGGAAATGCGCCTGCTCGTCATCGTGCGAGCCGCCCTCGCCAAAGCCACCGGAGAACAGCCATGACCAACGATAACGCGGCGCTGGTGAGATTGGCTGATCGACTCGCAGACGCAGCGCGGATATACAACGAGGGTCGCACAACGATGCAGCATGTCGCTGGCGTGGCCGTCGATGTATCGCGCGAACTCCGCGCCCTCGCCACTTCGCCCGCCAGCGAGCCCGGTGAGGCTGTGGCGCGTGTGGACGCAACCGACGATGGGTTCTTCGCTGAAATCCTGCCGGATAGAAGCGTAACGCTCGGTCAGTTGCTCTACACCCACCCGGCCGTCGCTGCGCAAGTAAGTGATGGTGCCGTCCACGCCGCGCTGTGTTTTCTGGGTGAGTTGGAAACAGCCGGTAACACGAAGGCAGGCGAAATTGCATCAGCGCTGAGGAACCGCCGCGCCCAGCCGCAGCAGGTGGGGGAATCGTCGTGGATGGGCGCGAAAGCAATCATCGAAGACCAGCAGGTAGATGCCGCCTTCAAGACGTTCGGTGAAAACATGGACGAAGACGGTGCGATTGGAATCGTGCAGGCGATCATCGGTGTTCTTGCGCTATACGCCGCCGCCGAGCAGCCCGCCAACCCGGCTGGTGATGGGGAGGCGCTGGATATGGCGGCGCTCTACGGCATGTTCCGAGCCATCGTGGACGCGGGCGGGCCCACGACTATCGCGCGTCATGGCGTTGAACGCGGCAGCGACGAGTGGGAGAAGAAGGTTCGCGCCGGGATGATTGCCATTGAGCGCGCTTTCCACCCAAGCCGATTCGATGAAACAGCCCCCACCCCACGCACCGACGAACCGGCAGGGGGTGTGGATGCGTTGGTCGAGCGCGCGTGCAGAGACTTGCCGACGGGTTATCTGCTGTCCATCTACGCCGAAGCTGGCGCCGGATGGGTCGAACTGCATGGTCCGATGGGCGTCAAGGTAAACCTCGACGTTGCGGACAGGACTATCGCCGAGCAAGTGGAAGCCGCACTCACCGAGGCCGCGCAGTGAGCGCGCCCGTTGATGTGCTGGCGTCGCTGGATGCCGAAATCGAACGCGCGCGTATTGCTGTCGCTGTGGGCCACGCCGATGGATACCTGTTGGCGGAATGCGAGGAGGTCCGCGCCGCAGTCGCGGAGTCCCATGCCGCGCTTTGTGTCGGTTACCTGCTCGCGTTGCAACTGCCTGACAGCGCTCTACGCATCCGCAACCAGAGAGCCCTGTGCCAGATGCGCGACGCCATCGCCAAGTTCGAGAACCGAGATCAGCAGGCCGTGCAGGAAGAATATGAAGAGCGCGCCTTGATGGCCCGCTGCGGAGCCGCGCAGTGAGCGGGGCGCGGGTGGCACCGGCCGAGATTGAGCGAGGGTGGAACGACACGTTCAGCACCACAAACCCCTTCTGCCCATGCGATCTCAAGTCATT